TTTGGGCATACCGAATCCGGGTTTCCGGTAGGACAGGACGACCTGCGTCGTTGGGGTCTTCTTGCGTTCGTTCCTTTCTACCCAACGAGGGGTACGCAAGTCGTCCTGTCCTACCTGAAACCCGGATTCGGAAACAGCAAAGGAACCCGGAATAGGAGAGAACTCCGTGGCAAGGGCCAAGAAGTCACCCAGAGGACGGGCCGCCACTCCGGAGCAGCAGGAGAATCAACTCATTTCGCTCGCAGTCCAGCGAGCCGAGGAGATGCTACTGGACGGCACGGCTCCCCCTTCCATCATCACGCACTACCTCAAGCTCGCCACGAGCCGAGAGCGGTTGGAGCAGGAGCGAATCAAGGCCGAGAACGACATGCTCAAGGCCAAAGCCGACGCTCTGGCGGCCTCAGCACGAGGGGAGGAGGCCTACAAGGAGGTTCTCGAGGCATTCAAGTCCTATGCCGGAGGAGGTGTGGGTCTTGAGTCGGATTCGGACCTTCAGTGAACTCTCTCGCATCGATTCCTTCGAGGAACGGTACGAGTACCTACGTCTCAATCAGGATCCAGGGGATCAGACTTTCGGTTTCGAACGGTATCTGAACCAATCCTTCTACCATTCGACCGAATGGCGTCAATCAAGGCAGAAGGTTATCCTCAGAGACGACGCATGCGACCTCGGGGTCCCGGGTCACGACATCTACGGTAAGATTCTTGTTCATCACATGAACCCGATTCGGCCCGAGGACCTCGAGGGAGAGTTCAATCCTGACATCCTTGACCCCGAATACCTGGTCTGCGTGCGACACGACACACATAACGCGATTCACTTCGGCGACGCGAGCCTGTTACCCAAGCCTCTAGTCGAGAGAACGCCGAATGACACGATACCCTGGAGGTGACCGTGGCTGATTCGATATTGAATGACATCAAGAAGGCTCTCGGCATCGCCGAGGACTATACGGCTTTCGATCAGGAGATTATTCTCCACACAAACACGGCGCTAATGTTCGCAGAGGAGATCGGTCTCCCCTCGTTCAAGATCACCGGAAAGACAGAGACCTGGGATCACTACCTCCGTGGCGTCACGAAGAATGTCGAGGCCGTCAAGACGTACCTATATCTGCAAGTGCGGCTCGTGTTCGACCCGCCTGCAAACTCTTTCGTCGTGACGTCGATCGAGAAGCAGCTTCAGGAGTACGCCTGGCGTATCAACCTGCAGAAGGAGACTCCATGAGCGACCAACTCATGCATTACGGGGTCAAGGGGATGCGCAAAGGGGCTCGGAAGAGCCGTGAGCAGCGGAATGCTGAGCGCCGCGCCAAGTACGAGGCCAAGCTCAAGGCTAAGTATGGCGACCACGACATCGCTACGATTGAGGCCCACATCAAGAAGCGCAAGGCGCAGGCACAGGCCTGGCGTAACTTTCGTCTCGCCAATCAGCGCAACCGTCAACTCACCGCTACCGAGCGTCGAGAGAAGTATTACAACGAACTCGACACCGGCCAGCTGGGCAAGACCTACGCAACCGATGCAACTCTCGCGGAAGCCGCTCGTAGGTACTACAAGAAGGGGCATAACAAGCGAATGGGTCATTCGGAGCTGATGCATTACGGCGTCAAAGGCATGAAGTGGGGCGTTCGCCGCCGTGCTCGCCGTGACGCTAAGGAATTCACCCTGTCCAAGATGTATTATGGCGAGGGTGCGGGTAATCGGCGGAAGCTGATCAAGGCAACAGTCAAGGCTCGCTCGAAAGATCCGTTCTACAAGAGCGAGTTCGACAAGGCAGTCGCCAATACCGACATGTCTAAGCGGGCTTCTCAGGCTCGAAGGCAGCGCGGTCGGAAGAATGCCCGCAACTCCGCCGGAAAGACTGTTCGCGGAGTTGGTAACATCGCCTCGGGAAACGCGGGCCGGGCTGGAGGCGCCCTGTTTCTCGGTTATCTAGGGTATCAGGGGGCTAAGGCCGCCGGGATCGCTCCTACCGAGAAAGAGCTACTCACCAAAGCCGTTAAGGGGGCGAGGAAGATCAAACGAGTTGTCCAACACGACGACGTTCTCGCTCACTACGGCGTTAGGGGCATGCGCTGGGGAATCCGCAAGTCTCGCATCAAGGGTGCGAAGAAGTGGAGTTCTAGCAAGAAGGCCAAAATAGACGGTATGTCTGATGATCAGCTTAGGCGGATCAACAACCGTCTCCGGTTGGAGAAGGAATACCGTCAGCTGACCCAGACCCGGATGGAGCGCTACCGAGCCAGGGCGGGGAAGGCGGCCGAGGAGGCCGCATTCGAGACCCTGAAGAACACGATCCAGAAGGGT